TCGTAGGAAAGAGACTAGGTCACAAAAATATTAAAACTACTATGGATGTATATTCACATTTATTGGATGAAGTCGAGCAGAAAGAAAGAGAAAAAGCAGTGAATGTATTGGAAAATATGAACGGGAACGTGATTTAATTTTGCGGGGACGTTTTTATCAATTTAACAATATAGAGGAACGTTACGGGAACGTTTAGTTTGATTTACGAGGTTTAACGAAAGTTAACAAGATATAACAAAACCCCGTCAAATCAACGTTTTGTTTTACGGGATTTAACGAGGTATAAACAAATAACGGAAACGGAGGGATAAAAATAAATTTCTAAATAAAACTAAATAGCCATAAATACAGTGTTTTCAAAGATTTATTTTCTAAATAGAACTAAAAAATTATAACTATTTTGACACGTATTTGACACGTGTACACAAAAAAACAACCACGCTCATAAAGAACGTGGTTTAGAATATAGTATTCGTTTGAAATCAGGAACAAAGATTATTATACAATAAAAAAGAGGGTAGCCATAGTGACTACCCTTGTATAATGACGTGGTACCAGTATTATACCACGTAATTTAATATACTTTTGTAATTCTTAGTCTTTCGTGCCAAACCCAATAATTATCACTAAGACCGTGTACACGACACCAACCGTCGATAATCTCGTAAACATAGAATAATTGACCTTTACTATATGTTGTATTAGTCATATTCCACGAATAATTACCTTTACCGCCATGTCTATTAAGTATCGTTGCACCAAAGCTATCTGCACGTGCTGCAAAGTACTTTTTGCGTTGCCAAACTAATTTTTCAGGTGGTATTTGACCTATAGCAAGCTTATTTTTAGATTTATTTGCTATTTTTTTCATTTCTTTTGTTTGCTTACTTGCTTTTTTACCATCTCTTGTTTCGTTGTGCTTATATTCTTTAGTGATGATTAAACTCTCATGCCATACCCAGTAATTGCTACTTTCTGAATAAACACGTGCCCAACCTTCACGCACTTCATATACGTAAAATGGACTATAACCTGCTTTGTATACTAGATTAGTTTTCTTCATATATCCATTTTTAACATCTTTGCAGATAGTTACACCTGAACTGTCTGCTTTTGCAATATAATGAGGTGTTTTACTCCATACTAGGTTTTTAGGTACTCGTTTACCATTATATTTATTTGTAGCCTTGCGAGTTGTAACTGTTTTGATTTTGTTTACATCATAATCTTCATCAACAAATGATGGCACAATGTAATGCGTTGTTCCATAAAAATTATCAACACGTAGTTTTGCAGGTGTATCTGCGTTACCATCAAAGTTTTGTTCTAATACAGTTTGTGTGTTAGTTCCTCCACTATTATCCCAAACTAAATAGATGTGACCGTATCTTTGGTATATACCATACGTACATACACCAATTGCTCCAACTGGTGGTACATAATCCGGTGTATTTTTGACAATCTTCCAACCTTTAGGGTATATGTTGAGGATACTATCTTTCGCATTACCCCACATTCTAACTTTACCATTAGTTATGTGATATACGTAATCAACTGCTAAGTCCATACATTGATATGCCCAACGATTATCAAAGTCAACAAACTTACCTTTCAAGCTATACATATAGTTGATTGCACTTTGGTAATCTTTTGTTGATGGCTTAGACTTAGGTTTTTCTTTATTTTTACCTTTGTTTCCGGCTTTCTTCTTGCTAACTTTAGGAACTTTAACTCCATCAATATGTTTAGCTACGTAACCGTCAAAAACACTTGTATTACGACCTAAACCACAAGCTTCTAGTAAGTTACCTGGATCTTGTTTATCATACTGTATGTCTTGATGGCCTGGCATTTCATTTTTATAGTTAATTTTCCAAAATTTAGTGAGATAAGCCATGATACGTGCTGCATTATCTAACGACTTTAAGCTGCGTTTCTTATCTGAGAAGTAACATGCTTCTACACCAAATGCTGCATAGTCAGCATCAGCATTATACCACTGATTATCTATAGTGGTATTCAACATGACGTGCCATGCTACCTCTGTAACTGGAATACATATAATTGCTTCTTTATCATCAACAAAAATATGTGCACTTGCTACCATGCTCCAAGCAATATTATACGTATTTTTATAATAATTCACATTATCTTGTGCAGTAGTATTTGGATTCCCAGTATCATGAATAACTGCAAAACTAGGCTTTCCATTTTTAGTGTGTAATGCTTCTCCGTTCCGACGTGTTCCGATAGGCAACAAATCATAACGCACTGGTACTCCATTCCATGTTTCTGCCATTCTATAGGCCTCCTATTCTTTATTAGGTTTCTTATATTCTTGAGCCATTAAACTATCGGATAAACCAGCACTTGTACCGTCTACTGCCGACATATATAGACTTACTAGCACACCAATTACAGCAATTGGATTACTAATAAATTTTAATAAAGCTTCTCCAACAGAACCCCAAGTAGTTAATGAATGCCAATCAATTCCTAAATAAACAAGAATAGGCATAAATGCACCTACAATTAATTGAATAATAGCTATAGGATTATTAAATCTTACATGCCAATTTATTCCTAAGAAATTTCTCATACATATGTCTCCTTTTAGATAAATTAAAAAGCCAACGCAAAACGTCGGCTGTCAATTATTCTATACATTCACTTTTTCTGGATCATATTCAATACCTGTTAACTCTAAATATTCTTCCGGTGTTACAAACCCTCTTTTTACAAATAAAGCAAATTGTTCGTTAGTGTAGTAACCCATTTTATAATATTTAACTCCGATATCATGCATTTGTTGTGCCTCCTAAAATTTGAATAGTTAAATCTGATATATCTTTTCTAACATCCATTAATTCTTCTTGAGTTTTTAACAACTCTAAAGATAGGTCAGCTATAATATCTTCTTTTTCATTGTTTTTATTTGTCGTATCTTCATTTTCGCTTTTCGGTTGTGAGTCTTCCCAATTTTCTTTAGTATTGCCAATCCATTGTTTACCATCAAAATGACAAGGAGTATATATTCCTTCTGGAGGTTCTATATCAGTCCATTGTCCTTTAGGATATTCCATTTCTCCATTGTGATTTTCAATAACTAAATATGGTGTGCCATCATAAAAATAAATTTGCTTTGTCTTCATATTCCCGCCTCCTATAAAACGACTATTCCTTCGATGTAATAAGCGCCATAAGGCATTGCTTCACTTTTAGGGTCAAATGTTATTTTTAAATCTCCACTTTGAGTTATAGTCACGTTGTAGATGATTAATTGAGATGAATTAACGCCCGCTTTTGTATATTGTTTATAATCTTTCACCTTATCCGAGATGTTTTTCGGGAGTTTCGCAAAAATCATTTCTTTACTGTTAATGGAACTTACTGCACCTTTTATAAATAGCATTTCTGTATCATTAATAGAGATTAATTTATACATTGGCTTGTTAAGTGTCCCAGCTTGTGTAATTCCGTTCACAAGAGGAAGTGTTTGCCAGCCTGTGTCAGTACCTTTAGCCTTTAACTGGTCTAATTGTTCTTGTGTGAAATCGTTATACGTGAATGGTTTACCGTCTTTTCCAGGAACACCTTGTATACCCTGTTCTCCTTTGAATGTATCAGCATTTTCTTCCATATATACTTTCAAATCGTTCTCTAACTTATCTTTGAAATCATCATCTAATAATCCTATAGCATTCTCTTTCATAACGTTTCTAACTAAATCTTGTAATGAATCTACATGTATTTCTTTTCCAATCGGTCCAGTCATTCCACTATCTGTGATAGTGAAATAAAAGTTAGCGACGTGAACACTATCCTTTTCATTAGCTAAGAATAATTTCGCGTCTACTTTCCCTGCGTGTTTAATGACATTGTCAGACACCTTATATTGAATGACGCCGTATTCAGGTAAAATGATCTCTAACGGTTCATTAGTGAATATAGAACCGTCTGAACTAAACAAATCTAAACGAGGAGTCATATCAGTTTTGTTAAAATCTAACACTTCGTTGTTATCTCTGATAGTGATTCTTATATAAGCTGATCCGTCATCTTCTGTATAAAAATTAGCGCCAATAAAACCGTTCTCAGCTGTACTAACATTTATGTTAGTGTCAACATCTGTAAGCTTTTGTAACATATACACACCTCTTTCAATTATTAAAGGCTACCCACCGTCAGTGAGTAGCCTTTTATCTATATTTATCGCGAATGTAGTACATACCTTTTAATCCTACTTTTTTGTACAAACTGTTTATTGTTGTTGCTTGGAAATTACACCACTCAATCGCAGTAGCATATTGCATACGACCTGGGTTTTTAGGGTTCCAACGCATTCGGTACAAAGTGTTCTTACCTTGATTAAAGAATTGTTTTCTAACGAACTTAGCCCCACCTATAATACCATTACGTGGACTCGTCCAACCTTGACGTCTAGCGTATCCTATAGAAGCGTTAGGATCATTGTCGTATGCTGCAATACCAAAATAGTTGTATATACCATAACGTCCACTTGCGTAGTTACTACGTCCATATCCACTTTCTAAGAAAGCGTGAGCAATTAAATATATTTCATTAACGTTGTATTTTTTACAGCCGTCTGCGAAAGCTTTACCTTGTCCGGATAGAGTACCTTTACCTTTAAGTATCTTATTCAACTTACTTACTGATATACCTTGATACTTGCCTAAATCTAGCATTTGATACCTTTGTACTGAACTATTCCATATAGTGTTAGGGTTCATATACTTACTTGTTTGTGACCTAGAAGCATTGCCCCAACCCCAACTATAAGATTTTTGAGGTTTACCGTATGCCATTTGAGCGTTCAGTGCTTGTTGGAAAGTATATTTACTTTTCTCTACAACTACACGAGGTTTATTCGAAGTTCTGTTTGTTGTTTTGCTTTTTTTGTCTGTCGGTTTGTCGTTCTGTTCAGGGTTATCGACCGAAGTTTTAGGTTTAATCTTTATGGTTGTCTTTGTAGTTGTTGTGGTAATCGTTTCTGTGAGTAATTTATCTCTTTTTAAATATAAACCTATTATTTTCTTTTCAACTTCTTTATATTTACTTTCATCAGGAATACCGTTTTTGATTAAGTCGTAATTAATTAAATCTTTCATAGAACGCCATATATTAGGGTCTGCTTTGATTGATGATTCAGATAGTTTTACCTTACTCCAACTTAGCAACCAAACGCCGTAGATTAACGCTCTGATTTGATTGAGCATGAATTGCCGTTTACTCTCTGTTTGTCCTCCACAAACTTCCATAACAAGCCAACCTGGATGTTCTGGTGCTTCTTCTGAATCAGGTCTAGGCGTCCATACACGCTCACGGTCTATATATACATGAGGATATTCATCTTCATTTACATATTTATTACGTTGTAAATACAATTCTTCAACAGAACGCATATGTGTACTCTCTTTGATATATATACCTTTTACTTTCCCTATCAACTTTTGACCTTCAACCATATAATGATAAATGTATTCTAAATCATCGTCTAAATCATATGCGAATGATGTATAGGAAACTTTGGTAACCTCTTTGGTTATAGGTTTCGTTTGTTCTTTTGTATTTTTAGGAGTGTTGTCGTTAGAGGGTTTAGACGGTGTACTACTTGGTTTCGATGGTTTTTTAGTTTCTGGGTGGTATGCAGGTCTGACGAAACCACTTATGCCGTTATAGGTATGTTTAATTTTAGCAGCTGGTGAGCCTGTGTAACTATTGGCCCCAATCCAATTTTGATCTACGCATACTACATAACTTTTGGTAGATGGACCTATAACAACAGCAGTGTGTCCAACACCGTTATTGAAAGCCCCCTTCCCCCATACAGCCATATCTCCAGGCTTAGGAATAAAATTTGGTGTATTCCTATAGAATTTAAAACCTTTAGGATAACGATACCAAGCCATGTGTATAGCATTGCCGTTAGTCCAGAAACCCCAATACCTACCAAATATGTAATTTGGTAAATCCCAACACTGCGCTCCACCTCTACCGTCTATATCTAACCTTTTTCCAATTCTACTTCTTGCCCATGCTGCAACTTCCGAAGCAGTGGGTTTTCTTTTTTTAGGGCTAGGTAATCCCATATATCCACCTCATTTCTGGGATAATAAAAAGCCAGCGTTAAACGCTGACTTCAAAAAAACGCTTGAGCAAATGCGAATGCACCGCCTACTATAGTACCTGCTAATCCTATTAATGCGACTATCACTTGTACACTACCTTTTTTCTTCGATTCAATAGAGCCTTGTATCGCATCAATTTTTTCATCGTGTGACATCACTTTGTACTTTATATCTGTCATTTCAGTTCCAACTTTTGTCATCACACTAGTTAAATCTTTAATATTATTGTTTGTTTCTTTTTGTGCTTCGTAAGTCTGTTGTTGTAATGTTGTTTGTGTTTCTATTTTTGTTTTCAAGTCGCTTATAGCTTCGATGTTTTTTCTGTCGTTTTCATTTATTTTTTCATATATTTTTCCATTGCCTTCAATCCATTCGTGCCTTAAAACATATTTATTTTCTTCTGGCATACAAGTCAGCACCTCCGATGTATGAAACGACAAAACCGGTAGCGGACATTAACCCCATATGAACGATAGTTAACCAATTTATAGCGTGATAAATGCTTGCGCTTGTCATTAAAAAGTACAATATCGCAGACATAAAACCACCTACTAAAATAATTTTGCTAAATTTATCATTTCGATCACTGGAAGAAACAAAAATAGCAGCAACCATAACGATTACTCCTGCTAGCATTACAACAATCCCCCAACTCCAAATAGGCATGATATGGTGCAAAGCTAAATAAAACGAACTGTCATCTAACACATCATCTTGTTCTTTAACCCAAAAGAAACCTCTCAAAAACTCTCTAAAACCATAACTAAACGTCATAACAGATGCTACTATTTCGGCTAAAGTTAAATCTTTCATATTGTTTTTCATATGCCACCAACTTTACTTTAAAGTAAAACCACAAGCTATTTAACTTGTGGTTCGTAATCTTTACCTGTCGTTTCTTTAAATTGCTCTGGAGTAATCCAACCAACTCTAACAAACTTTTTGAAGGTTTCGTCAGTGTATAATTTTTTCTTATATAAATCGATTACTACTTTATCCATATTATGCTTCCCCCAATTTTTAATTTTCTTGTTCTTCAGTTATTAGTGCGATGTTCTGCTTTAAACTCATAACCTCTTCTTGTAAATCGACAACTAAGCTAGTTAATTTAGCTATAGCAATATCTTTGTCATCAACAGGAATTTCCACTTCGGGCAACATCTTTTCTAGCTCATCTTGAGTTTGTCCAACCCATTGTTTACCGTCATAATAGCAAGGTAAGATAATACCTTGAGGAGGTTGGTTCTCAGTCCATTTTTCATCAGGATAAACATATTCATCTTCTTCGTTTTTGTGAACAATAATCGCTTGTCCATTTTTCCATAAATAAACTACTTTCATTTCATCACTCCGTCCATTCATATTGACCGTAAATGTAATCTGTATCAGTCCACGCTGATGGATCTACAGTAGCGTCAAAATTCACTGTTCCTGAAGTATTCAACGAAATACGTCCGTTGTTTTTATTTCTAGGAGCACTTATTGAGAAAAACATTAGGTTTTTGACAAATTCTTTAGGTAAAAGTGCAATAGTCTGTCCATGTTTGATAGTTGTAGCATTAATGCGTAACATTTTCTTAGTAATTCCATTTTGTGTGATTGTTCTATACGCACTAGTAAAACCACCATTAGTAACTAAGCCGTTATGTGGAGATGCGCTATTTACTAGTTGCAAATCAATCCAACCAGTATCTACGACATCTGAACCAACACGTTCCCATTCGCTCCAACTCTTATAAAATCTTTTTTGGTAGATTACAGTTGAATTGTAAGGTTGATATTGTATTAAAACAGCATCGCCATTTCTTTTGTACTTTGTTAACCAACCATTATTATTAGTGCCGGTTGGATTATTTGAAGCTAGAACAACATATCTCGTACCTATTGGTAATGACATTAATTGTTCGTTGTTATTAAAATCTATTTGTAGGTTGGCGTCATAAAAATTAGTTCCATCATCATTAGTGAGTTTGAACTTTTGCCAATTTTTTTCTGCAAACTTACTTTCTACATATTCAGGGGTAGTAAAGCCATCTCTTTCAAGAGTTTCATTAAATGTTTGTAGTTTTTCATCTATCGTCGTATTAGCTTGATTAACATTAGAATTAAAAGCATCCACATTGCTATCGTAAGTTTTTTTGAACGTATCAGAAGCTAAATCATAATCCGTCTTGATAGCGTCACGTTTAGCGTCTATTTGTCTTAAGGCTTCTTCTCTCTCTAAGTCAATACTTTCATTAGATGACATTAATGCGTCTGTAATTGAAACAATAGCGTCTGCTTGAGCTTTGTTTATCTTAATTAGATAATCTTCAGCTGTTTGTCTTATAGTTTCAATCAACGTTTGTGTATCGCCTATATCTTGCTTAAGTTGTTGCACTTTCTTTTCTAATTCTGCGCGCAAGTCGTCAAACATACGAATGTAAGACACTTTGATATCACTTTCGATTTGATTTATAAGACTGTCACGTACTGTGAATTTAAAGGTACCTAATACTACAGTGTCGTCTTTTCCTACATTGTTTACATCGTTGAGCGATAAGTAAATTTCTCCCAACACTTCAGAATCGACAACATTTTTCAGAAACCATTGAGGAACCGTAACACCTATTAACCCTTTCATTGGATCAATGAATTCTACGTCTAATACACCTGATGTACTAGGTCGTTTTTCTTCTGTTCCATTCGCAGCTTTAAAGAAAGCATAACCCTTAACATTCTTGTCACTAATAAGCAAAGGTTTATTATCTTTTTGTACTACAAATTGAAATTTAGCAGTATTTTTATCAAGATTATAAAAACCGATACCTCTATTAGATATCGGTTGTAAATACGGTTCTTCATTTAAATCAAGTTTACCTACTTTTTCTAATTCCATTATTTAGCACCCCACAATACTAAAGCTATTGCACATCCACGTTCTTCAGTGTATTCAGAAGTTATTTTCATGACACGACCTTTACCATTCACATTATCTTTATAGCCTACGCCTGCTCTACCATTGATATAGTCGCCTGGTATAACGTCTTTTTCAATGTTTGTGTAGATTTGACCTAAAAGTCCGACTACATTCCATTCAGGACGTTCTGAACGTGATTGATAATCGATTTTGTCGTTATATTCAGGATTTTCTACTGGTACATCACGCCATTCGAACGAAACGTTGCCCTCATCGTCTACAAATTCAACTTGCTTTCTATTTGTAATAGTTACACCATATTCATTTTTAAGAAATCTATCTTTGTGGTGGAATGTTTTTTCATTAGCTACTAATGCAGCAGTTCCAGATATGACGCCAATTGGTGTGTCATTAGGTTGTGCTTTCCTTATTTTATCTCCGTCTAATGTAACGATTGTACCTAAATCGATTGCTAATCCATTTTGTGACTCGAATAACTCTGCAATATCGGCACTATCTTGTTTAAGTTGACCGGCTAAAGTTAAGTTTCCTGAATAAGTGCTTAAATCAAATTTAATGTTAGATGTAGAAGCACTACCACTAGAACCATATCCAGCGACAACGTGATAGTTACCAGGTGACTTAACACGATTACTATTAAGGATTAATTGAGTATGTCCTGACTTGTCTGTTTTTGAATTCAATGAGTTGATAATACCACTACGGGATCCATGAGATTCGGAGTTAGCACCAGAGCCTAATACAAAGCTACGATTACTGTATGCTTTTGAACCACCTGTAGATGCAATCACTGCACTAGCGTTTGCTACGCCTGCACTTCCTGTAGACGCTATACTAGCACCTCCTTTTCCTACTGTAGGTGGTCTGTCGTACTTTTCTCCTGCTATCCATGCAGAAGTTGAATAATTATCAGCTGTGACACCGCTAATCATAGCGTGGTTATTTGTCAAACGTAATCCTATACCTGAACCATTACCGTGTAAGTTACAATTAGTTATTTTTGTGTCGTATATTTTACTTCCAACACCGATACCGATATTGTTAGATGAATTCCAAATATTTATGTTATTTAGCGATACTCTAGACGGTCTATTATCTCCACCGAACAATCTTATATCGACTTCGGCATTTTTAAAGTTACGTACATTAATGTTATTAAGTAAAATATTTTCAGACATAAATTGAATAGCGATTGCAGGTTGCTTCGTATCTAGTTTTCCACCTTCTAATTTTCCAAAATCATCATCACCAATTGCAGTGAAATTATTGACTGATACATTTTTATAAGCACTGATTAATAACGCTCTAGGTGTTGAACCTGGATACACACCATTGTATTTAGGGTTTAAAGCCAGACAATTATTTAACACTACATCATATGCAGTTAAACTTTTATTGTCTGTTTTAGCTCTATGGTGGCCAATGTGTCGAATGTTGTACGCTCTTGTATCTTCAATTGAAATGTGCCCATTGACGAAAACGCCACTTGCTGCATTTGCATTTGAGTGCGCTTTGATCTCTAAACCACCGAAGTTACCTTTGGTTCTATTGTTTGATAAGAATACATATTGTGAGCCATCGTCAATTTCTATACCATTGTTATTACTTCCACCTGTTGGTGTATGTGCATAACAATTAGAAATTGTAATATAACGAGAGTGATGGGTAGTAATACCGTCATCTCCGCAACCATACGCCTCACAATTATCGATAAATATGTGTTTGCTTTCTAATGCATAAGGAACACGATTACCATCGCCTTCGTAATAGTAATCATCATTTGCATAAGTTACGTCAATACAATGTAATAAAGCACTATGCGATTTAACATTGTAAATGTAACCATTCGTTACACCAGCAAATCGAATATTGCTTGAACGTGAACCACCTGTTGGCTTGAGTGATTTATTTTGTCTAAATTTATTACCATCAAATGTAAAGTTCTCTAGTGAAATGTTCTCGGCATGTCCACTCATTCGTAAGTTAGTAATACCAATATTTTCAGCTGGTGTACTATCCATGAATTTAATTGTTGTGATGTCTTTGCCTTGACCCACCAAACGTGAGTTGTTAGGCATTTTAATTCCTGTTGTAAGGTAAGTACCACCACTCATAGTTACCTGTACATTACCGTTGCCTAATGCGTCTTGAAAAGCTTTAGTACTGTCCTTTTGTCCTGTTGGATCTCCTCCAAAATCATCGACATTAACAATACGTTGTATTTTCTTAGTTAAGTCAGCTCTTAGCTCTTCTCTAGCGTTACTTTCTCTTAAAAAGTCATGATATAGACGTTGGTGTAATGAATCGAAACTTTGAGCGTCCATTGATGTGTGACTAGCCTTTAATTCATTATTACCATCACCGTTATGACCTAAGACAAGGTGTTCAATGAGTTCATCTTGAAAATTTTCGTGATTTGATAAGACAACATCTTGACCTTTTGTAGTTTTGTGTTTGATTTGATCAGTAGTGTGTGCGTTTTTTTGAGTGGTTAAATGCTCGTTAAAGCTATCATCACTTTTATTAGTCCAGTATTTTATTTGTTCGAAGTTGTTTTCTAGTTGACTTACAAATTTTTGACTAAAGTACGAGTGAAGTTTCGTAATTAAATTATCTAATTTCAAATTTTTGACCTCCTTAGCCATAAAAACCATAAAAGTTTTTAATCAATTCATACATAATGACCTCATGACCTTTTTCATTAGGGTGTACCCCGTCAGGCATACTCGATTTTCTGTACGAAGGTATATTGGGTTTGAATTTTGTTGAATGATAAGCGTCATACACAGGTATATCTAGTTCGTTACAAGCGTCTATTTGAACATCTACATAATCAGCTAAAGTGTGACCTAAACCATTTTTAGTAGTGTCTTTTCTTATGGTTTTACCGTCTTTTATATAACACTGTTTAGTAGGTGTCATAACGATTATTTTAGATTTAGGGTTATTACTCTTTATTTTAGAGATAGCACTATAAAAGGCACCGTAAAACGTCTTAGTATCCGTTTTATCAGTGCCTATATCAATATCATTAGTCCAATCATCATCTGTACCTTGAACAATGATTAAATCAGCTTTAATTTTAGTTGCTTGATCATAAATACTATTATCTTTGTTTGTACTCATTGTCGCGCCACTAACAGCTAAGTTAGTTGACTTAGCCTTAATCTTCTTAGCTAACATTTGTGTGAAGTTCGTTTTAGCACCTGAACCTTTAGCTACAGAATCTCCAATAGTACCTATTGTTTTAACTTTTCTAATCTTAGACTTAGGTGTAAAGTCGTGAACAATAGTACCGTTTGCAGTTGTAACACTCTTAGCATGCGCGCTTTCTAATCTTCTTTTTATTTCATCGGTTTTCTTCTGCAAATCTTGTGCAGTCTTAGTATTTGCATTATTTTGAGCTTGAATCATCCTTAAATCTTTAGCTGGATCAGATTTGTTAGATTTGATAGCTTTAACATAATTCGCAGCAGTATTTACTGCTTTCATGTATCTATCTTGTAATCTGAATTCCCCAAGCACTACGTCTTGTTTGATAATCTTGTTGTTAATATCTCGTTGTGTAGTGATTTCGATAATTCTAACAAACTCATTTAAACCTATTAAATCATCGATTACATTCACAATATCCCCAACTCTAGGTACTGCTTCTTTAAAATGTTTTTGTAAAGAAATGAAGTCTAGTGTTACAGACGTTTTTAAACTCTCTTGTATAACTAACTCCATAGCTTTTTTAAGTGTATCCCCTTTAGTTATACGCCCATCTACAACAGGTGGCGCATGACGTTTGCCTACTAAGTCAGCTAAGGGGTGTGTGTACTCATATTGCAAGCTAGCTTCGTTAAAAGTTTGTTGCTCATCAAAGCCACCATATCCTCTAATGTATGTGTAACACTTAGAAGCATCTTCTTGGACTTTTACATTATTAGCATTGACACCTGCTTTAATGTAATAGTTAGCCTTTCTTTGAACAATATCATATAAATGAAACGTCTTTGTTTTGGCGTTATATTCATATTCTAAGTTATATCTTTCCAAACCTTTTTTGAATAATTCTAAATTGGTGTCATGGTTACCTAGATTTTCAAATTTGGAAGATGAAACCTTAGCGTGTAATTCGTACTTATAACCAGTATCTTTAAAAACTAAATCAAAATAGCTTTTTCCTGTGAAACTACCGTTATATACTTCATACACCCTTAAATTGTTTAGGTCATCTAATTCAACAGGTCGCGCTTTGATTGTTAACTTTTCCTTTTGACCTACAGTTGTTTTGTCTAACATAACGATACGGTATTCGTTTAGATCATCAGCACCACCAACACCTGTAATCGTCCACATTTTAGTAATAGCCCCTATAGCATCAAATGTAGCTTTGTTTTCTACCATTTCTATTTCTAAGGAGCCATCTTCATTTAATTTCTCGTTTAATTTTGTTTCTACAGGTAGGGATTGCCCAATGCCCTGTAATGTTTTTAATAATATCGGCAATGAAGCAACCTCCTTACAAGTAATATCTTTTGTGTTTAAACGTGATTTTTTGAAGTTTCTTAGTAGTATGGAAAGTATTCCAACCAGGCATTAACACAGGTTGTTGCTTCGTCTTGTTGTAATCATCAATACGTAAGTTATTACGATATACATGGATACCGTCAAATTTTATAACATCTCCTGCTTTCAACTCTAAACCACTTATTTTCATAATGTCGCTATGTGTCATGTAGAAGTTGAAACCGTCACTATCTTTTTTGCTAACGTTTTCTCCTAGAACCATTTCTACAACACTGTCTTGGTTAAATTGATTTATTTCAGCTGTACCACCATAGTAAACTTCGCCCACTTTAGTGTCATAGAATGTGTATCTACGTTCTTTATGAGATGTGTTGAACGGGTTTTTGTCAGGAATACCCCATTTATTCAAATTACCACTCTCTTTTTCTAAATCTGTACTATAGCCAATGCTCTCAAAGTATGGTAATTCAATCGTTTCGAAATCTAGTGTGAATTCACCTGACGTTTTAGTAGTGTCGAATGATACTTCATTAACTAAACCGACGAATATTTGCCTACCGTCAACATATTCCAATTCGAAAGATTGGTTTTTAGGTTCGAATATATTTTCAAATTTAATTTCACTTTCAGACGCTGCTAATTCCCTAAGATAAAAATGACCTCTTAACATATCTTGTATGTTCGCTTTTAGATGAGAAGCATAAGCTATCTTTTCTACATCGTACCTAACCGTCATAGATATACTTTTCTTTTCTTCTTTAGTAGCATTGTGAAATCTACCGTTAACACGATCAATTTCATCAAACTTACGTTCATACCCTGCTCCTTTAACATCGTAAGAAACAACTCTCAACGCAGTACCAGTAAAGCGATTGTTACTAATACGCAAACGTTCTTTATTTTTGTAAACTTCAACATCATGTAATATCAATTAACAATCACTCCTTTAAAATAATCCGAAACTTGCGTCTTTTGAGTTGGAATCTTCAATGTAAGATTTAATGGCAGGTATATCTGACTCATTGCGAACAGTCACGTTAACGATAGGCTTGTTATTCTCTTGCATACTATGGCGTACGTCTTTACTCATATGTGCGTTCACATCGCTATTTAATCCACCTGTTAAGTCTGATGTTAAATCAGTGTTTAAATCAGGGGTAAATGCGTTAGTTACATCTTTCGCTAAACGACGACTGGCATTAATCGCTCTGTTACCATCTTTCATAATTCCTATTCCTAAACCTTGAGATACATACTCACCAATACCTCTAAACACTTTAGAAGGTGATGCAATACCTAACGCACTTTTGGCTGCATTAACTGCACGTTCTGCTACACCTTTTGCTGCTTTGACAACCCAACCGACGCCTTTCATAATACCGTTAGCTAGTCCTTGCATTAAATAGCTTCCCACTTCTGCAAAATGACCGAAGAAACCACGAATTGCACTTAGCGCTTGTTGCATACCATTTCTAACAGCATTAAGCACTCTTGTGAAACCACTAACTACACCTTGAACAAATCTGACCATTGCAGAAATGATACTTGAAACCCATTGTGCACCACCAGAAATGATACGACTTAGTGCTTGCATCATTTTTTGAGCGACGGTTGAAACTACACGTGAAAACCAACTTGACACCGTGTTCCAAATTCTAGTAACTGCGCCTGAAATCGCAGACCAAATTTGGTTCCAACTTGTAATATTAGTACCAAGTATTCTGTTTAAAACGTTAAATATGAAGTTAGAAATTTGGTTCCAAATTGACAATATGGTATTCCAAATCGTAGTCATTACATTTGAAATTGTAGTTTGTAATGTTTGCCACGCTCCGGAAAAATCTCCAGTAAGGAGTTGTATTAATGCGGTAAACAAACCAAAAATCAATTGCGTAGCAGCTTGTAGTATTCCACCTATCGCAGTGAATACCACAGAAATGGTAGTCCAAAGAAATTGGAAAGCAGTTACTAAACCATTGATAAGGCTGATGAATAAGAAGCCAAGAACTTGGTTAGCAACTTGCCCTAACATTTGTAAGATAGGAATAATAGGTTGTAATGTTTGTTGTATAGACGCTCTGAACTGATTAAACCAGTTAATAACAGCTGTAACTGCACCACCAATGGTTTCTTTTATCGTATTCCAAGCGTTAATACATGCACTTCTAAAGCCTTCATTTGTTTTCCATAACCAAACAATAATACCTATTAAAGCAACAATAACACCTATAATAGCTAATACAGGCCATGAAATCGCACCTATAGCTACACCTAATGCTTGGAAAGCACCACTTAACATAGGTAAGATACGCATAATTGTACCAATAGGGCTCATGAGAAGTCTAAATGCGATTTTCACTAGGTTTAACGCGCTTCTAAGTATTTGAGTGTTTCTAGCAAAAGCTAACATTTTAGTCATAGCTTTGAATAGACTACTACTAAAGAATGTTTCTAATAATGTACCTACTGCGATGATTGGTGCTAGTAAAGCCCACAACATACCACCGAGTATCATACCTATACCAATCATTCGAGCTATAGCTGGGTGTGTTTCAAACAACTTAGCTATGAAACCAGCTAATGCTGTTACTACTTTTAATATCACACTTGCTATTGGCGCCATTGCAGTGCCGAATGCAACCAACACTCTTACGATATTACCGATTAGATCCATAATGACTGGACCATTCTCTTGTACATACCGAACAAACTTTTTAAACCCTTCAGATTTACCAACTTGTTCAGACCATTCTCTAAACTTAGCAGTCATTTTAACTAGCCAATCAAAGATATTAGAACTGTTTTGAGCAAATGCTTTCATCAAGTTACCAATACCCATGAATACATTGCCAAATATTTGACCTATTTTAGGTAAATTAGTTTTAGTGTATTCAATAAATGATTTAATAGCGTTCTGACCTGCTACGCTGTTAGCCCAGTTTTGGAACTTTTTACCTAAATTATCTAAACCTTTAGCAGTCCATAAGAATAAAGGTCCTAACTGCGTGAACACATTAATAAGTCCGTCACCAAAACGTCCTGCAGCACTTAATAATGTGTTGAATGTCTTAACACCTGTTGTATTCATCGTGTTAAAGAACTTACTCGCAGTTTGACTGTTTTGAGCCCATTTTAAGACGCTCTGTGACGCTTGTTCCATTCCTTTAGAGATACCTGCTAAGAATGGTTTCATACGTCCTAAAGCTACGTTAACTGTATCTAAAGCATTAGATAGTGTGTTGAATATCTGTGCTTGGTTTTGTTTTATAATACCTTCCCAAGTTGACTTAACTTGTTCTAAAGACGCTTGGTATCTTCTTGTTTGTGCAGTGGCTTGTAATGTTCCGTCGTTCAACATCTTAATCGCACTTACTGCCATAGCACCAAATGCAAATGCACCACTTGCAGCAATACCAAATGCACCGGCTACTCCTAATGCACCACCCGCAACTACACCTAATGCGTTAGCTACTGCCATGATTGCAGGTACTAATCCAGCTATGATAGGGATAAGGCCTTGAAAGCTAGCAATCAGCACACCTTGAATTTGTTGACCAAATACAGTACCGAATGTTCTAATCTTAGTCGCTAACTTATCCATTTTCTTACCGTATTCATCTAAAGACTGACTTAAAGCTCTAGTTAATACTTGAGCTCTTGTCATTCCCTTTGTTTCAAAGTTAACTTTTACTGTTTTATCATGTAAGGTTGCAAGCATAGCTTTAGCACCTAGTACAGAACGTTTTAAGGGATTGTTATTCCCTTTAATGTCTACTTCTTTATCTCTTAACTGTTGTAACTTTTCTCTAACTACTGCAATTGCTCGCTTAACAGGGTTAGCGTTTCCGTCTATATCAACGGTGTGTTCTCTCCAACGCTGAGCCATTGCTTTAGCAGTATTTAAGGCTCGTTTAAATTTACTTATGTTGGCGTCGACTTGTGTTTCAATTTCATCGGGTATTTCAGTTTTTGCCATACGTTGAGCTTTTCTGATATTCCGTTGGAAATCTGTAATAATCGCCGATATACGAGCCATAAAGTTTTTGTTCATGGCTAACCTCCTCTTTGACTAGTATTACGTAATGAATTCATAAAGCGTCGTGTACCTTGTTTCTGAACTGCTCTGTTTCGTTTGTTCTGTGCTAACTTACGTTCTTTCATACGTTCGTATTCTTCTGATTGTCCACGCACTTCATATCTTTCACGTTCTAACTTTTTTTGCAGTCCTTTTAACGACTTACCAGCTTGTGCAATACTATTAGCTTGCGCACCAAACAATAAATTTTCTTGTTCATCAAGTAACGCCAATCTGCGACCGATAACCCAGTCTTTCCATTCATTAGGCGTCAAACTCATTAATTCATCATAAGGGAGATAGCCTATGTATTGACTGGTTATCTGCCGTATTTCCGAATAATCTAGTACGGTAGCTCGCCCATGATTTCTTTGTAGTTGTTCTTCATGAACTCGATACCGTTCTTCGTAGACTCTTTCTCTTCCTCTTTTACCATAGACGGTGCTGAGTTCATTTGTGTCCAGAACAGACGAGATTTTTGTTTGAAAAAACCACTGTGATTTAATACTTGTAAAGCACCTTGTAATAATTCGATAGAATCTTCTTTTTCGTCAATAATTTCCATTAGTGTTTGTTCGATATCTTCACGTTTAGGTGCGTTTTTACCTAAATAAGCTGTTGCACATTCCCAAAAGTCTGCAATTGCGATTGGATCACGTTCTAAAATACCGTTATAGATAGCATTAAAACCAGATACTTTAGTAGTTTTACCGTTTTCATCTTGCTCATCTTTAGCAAACTTTTTAGCAGTTTTATCAAATAAGAAAGTAGCTTTTGCTTCTACTTCTTCTCCGTTGAATTCTAATGTAGTAATAGGATTGATTGTATTTTCAGTCATTCTTTAACCTCTTTCTATTATTTTTTACAAAAAAATAGAGGGCTTAATGCCCTCGTAAAGTTATGCACCAGCACTAGGTGTACGATTTTCGTATGAGTCTGTATAAGCTCCCATATCTTCCCATTCGACTGTAGGAGCAGCAGCACTAGGGTTAAGCCATTCTGGTGGTAATGAGTCAACAGAACCGTCAGCACTGTTAAATTTAACTTTTGCAGTGATTTCGATTTTGTCATCCTCATCATCAAATGACCATTCTTGTTCTTCTATAATTACATAAGCAAAAGTACCATGATGCTTACCATCACGCTTTTTAACTTCCCAAATCCATAAACGTAACTGTTTGAAATTCTTAACTGACTCTTTTAAAGCTTCTTGACCTTTGTCGCCAGGTACACGGTCAACAGTTAACTTGATTTCTTCTTCTACAGAGTTACGACCGTAGTCTTTTTTGCCACCTGTAATCATTTCAGCTAAGTCATTACTGATTGTGTGTCCACCTTCAGCTAAACTAGCTAACAGAATAGCATCTTCTTCTTTTAGCTTGCTCGCTAAATCTTTGTCAGCAATTTGTAACGCTGCAATGTATTTATTCTGCGCCATTCGTTACACTCCTTTGTAAAGTATTGTGTCTGTATTTAAAAACAAGCCGGATGATACCGTGTTTCGTGTACTGATCTATGTCAGTTATCACTTCTTGTGTATCAATCCGACTTTTAATGAATGAGTAATGTTCGATTTCAAATTCAGTGTTAAGTACATGACCTAAAAACTGAATGATTTGTGCTACTTCATCACGATTTCTCGCTTGACTATACACGTGTAAGGTTACGCCTACATCTTCAAACATACTCGTTGTCGTTTCTTTATTAGTGACGTTTGTTTCACCCACAACGATATATGGGTAAACAGCGTCTTTTTGAACGCAATCAAAAACCCTACCACCAAGTTGTTTTTTGATGATAGGGTTGCTTTTTAATTTGTTGTATATCTTGTTAAACAGATATCGTTCTACTGATACCCACATATCTTAACCACCTTATGAAAAATACTTATTGAAAAACGCTCTACCTTCATCGATTGCAGGTTCCCAAAAAGGTTGCGCACGTTGTCCTTTAGTTGTATGCCAATGTCCGTCTGCGTCTTTGTAACGCCATGGGATATTCTTTGCACGACTACCACCTGGACCGACTGCGTATATACCTGTACCGTAATTCACGTATCATCTTGTTATCGTAAAGGCTTTTTATCCTTTACTTCTTACAGTCGCCTGTAAGTTCGGCGTACATTTTCAACCAATAAAAAAGACAACCTTTATTGGTTGTCGAACACTCTTGCCAGTATTATATTTATTCAACTGGTACGCTCTACGGTGCTTAATAGCCTTCCGCAATCTATTAAGTTACCTCGGTGTTGTCTTTATATTCTCTAATCAAATCTACAAAATGTATATTGTTTTTCTTGTAGTTTGACACTTTGTGTAAAGGTATATTTAATTCATGAGCCCATTGCATTGTAGTTTTTGTAACTCCATTATACGTGTGATAAACAGAAGTGCGTTTATTATAATGTTGTTCTTCCATAGGTATCCATTTACAATTTTTCGGTTCATAGTTGCCATTAACATCTATTCTTTCTAAAGTTAATTTATCACTAAAACCATTTTCTTCGCTCCAACGAATAAATTCTTTCAGATTGTGCCATTCGTCGCATACTTTAATACCACGTTCGCCGTAATTTTTATAGGCTAATGTGTTAGGATTTTCACATCTATTTATCATAGCATTCCATCTTCCGTATACTGGATGCTTAGTTAAACCATGTAAATTAGTTTTTCCTAGATTAAGTGGAGCTTTCACTTTTTTTAAACAGCCACATGATTTAGTGGTACCTAAAGAATCACTTCTCACAGTTACTTTATTCCCACAGTCACACAGACAATTCCAATAGGTTTTTCTGCCAGATTTTTTATCCGACATTCCAATGACTGTTAATCTTCCGAACCTCTCGTTCGTTTTATCTTTGATGTTCATACCTTTTACAAATTGCCCTTTATCATTACGTTCCAAATATAACCACCTCATATACATTATACCTGTACCGTAATTAACATACAACTTTATATTTAAAGACTTCCACCGATTTTGCTCGATTTTTAAATTACTGTTACCAGTAATTGCGACATACGTTTTATCGCATACTCACTACCAATATTAATAACACCTGTTAATCCGCCTTTCTTAAAGTCCATAGAAACACTTTCTCTAAGATAACCGGTATCAACAGGCATGTTACTAACTATTGAATTGTGAATAATTGTCGTCGTCTTAGCTACACCTTTTTTAGCCCATTTAATCGTTTCTTTCTCGAACTCCTCAAGTTCCTTAACTAATTCCCAATTGCCATATTTAACCTTAGCCAATAGGACACTCTTTCAACCGAGTAAGATTGATTTCTTGTTGTCCGCCTTGGTCGACAGGTTCTCCTACTACTTCGTAAGTTTTACCGTTGTATTTGAATAAGTTTTTGTTAGTTATTGGCAGGCTGTACGGCGTATATAGGTTTCTGTCGTATGATTGGTTCATTTGATGAAACTTGAGTTGTTCAGATGAAGTAGGAGTATCCATAAAGCCTTGTATTGTTTTTTCGCTCTTGAAGCGCTCTTGTTCACGTGGATACTCTCCTACAACTTCTCTTGAGCCTAATTCGATTGTATGAGGAAACTCGTCTAATGGATTAAACATGATAACCAGTCCAACGTAAGCGTCTAAATGGTTTTAGGTACCCGTATGTTTCCTTAGGTAGATCAGTAACGAATGTGTAGCTTACAGTTCCCATAGTACGGGAAGAAACATTGCTAGTCGTACCTTGTTTAATACAATTAGCAATAAATTTCTCTACGTTACTAGGTAATGACTGTCTATTGAATGTTTGATTGCAATATTCTTCTGCTACATTCAGATACTTTTCAATAAGTAATTCTATTGTTTCATCGTTAGAAGTATCATCGAGTGAAAGATTATTTAATAATTTAACGTCTTGTGCGTTCATTACTTAACACTTCCTAATGCTTCAACGAGTTCATCTTTTTTCATACTAGAAAAGCCCTCTATTTCACGTTTTTTAGCGAGTTCTCTTAATTCTGATACTTTCATACCTTTTAAGTCTTTATCGCTCTCTACACGTTCAATAAGGGGCTTATTCTGACGGTTTTCTTTTGTGGATAGTTCAGTTAATCGTTCATCACTTACATTTAAACCTTTACGAGGGAACGTATCTCCAACGTTATACTCGTAGTTGTCATCTTGTAAGTCTGTGAAATACTCGATTACTTTATACATACGTCACTACCTCCTTTTATGCACCTGAGTCTGTAGTTCCTGCGCCTTTAGTTACCTTAACTGCTTTAGATTCATCATATAAGTATGCTACATAGTGTTTGTCACTGTATAAAGCAGTTGTTTTAGTTGAAGGATCACGGTCAGTTTCTAGGAAGAAATCACGTTTAGTGATAAGTTTAACTGCACCACGTTTAGCTAAAATAGCTTCGCCCTCATCTAATTTCTTAGAACGTACAATAACAGCTCCTAAAGCTTCGCCAAATGCACCTTTAACTATAATGTTGTCGCCTAATTCAGTCGCACGAGTGAAGTTTGCAGAAGCGCTAGAACGTAACTTACCAGCGTCTTTAGGGTTAACGAATAATACCATCGGTTCTAAATCTTCATCGTCAAATGTATCAATCGCAGCTTCTAAACCTGCTAATGTGCCGATGTCTGCACTTACAGTTAACTTTGTACCTCGTAAAGCTTCTAATACGTCATTATCTACTTTGTTAGCAATAGCTAAACCGTGTTGACGTACTGCTTCGCCTTGAGGATCACCATAACCAGATAATAAAGCTTCATCAGTAATATCAGTACCTTTACCGATTTTATGAATTTTAGCTTCACGTCTGTTAGTTTCAATTTTGTCTACAGGAATTTTTTGTCCTTCAGGTACTACTGTAGCATCACCACTGTAAACAAATGCAGGGAAAGTTAAAGTGTCACCTGGTTGTCCTACTAATGTACTGTCAATGTCTGCAAATTGTGCAAATCTCAATTTCTTATCTAATTCTGCTTGCATCATAGGTTTTAATACTTCTGGAACGATTTGTGTACTTTTAGTTGTTGTTCCTTGTGCCATGTTTTATACCTCTTTTCTAATTGTTTATTAGAGCGTCATAAGTTTTTCTATCATTAACGAATAGATTAGTTCTCTCTGCGACGCTCATATTGTTAAATTCTTCTTGTGTAATCCCACCATTTACGTTTTTACCGTCGTCTGGTGTGCGTCCACTTGGTTTACTTTCAGCAAATAAATAAGGCTTAGACTCTTTTAACGATTCAATCGCTTTATCTAAACCTTTAACATTGCCGTCGTCTTGTAGTTCTAACTCGTCTTTGTTGATGAAAGCTAGAATGTCGTCAGCGTCGTTTGCGTCTTTAGCAACTGCCAACTTAACAGCGTTATTAAGTTTTAATTGCTTCATTTCTGCTTGGTACTGGGCATTTTCTTTTTTATAATTTGATAACTTATCTTTAAGTTCTTGGTTATCCCCGTCCTTAGCTTTTTGAAGTTCTGTGATTTGGTTGTCACGATTAGTCAGTTCTTCGTTTGCTTTATCAAGTTGCTCTTGCAATGATCCTGTCTTTTCAGCTTTATTTTTAAAATCACGCAAAGTGTCATGATGTTCATCTACAATCTTTTGAACTGTTTCCTCTTCCAGACCTAAACCACGTAAAAATTCTCTTTTCATTATTACTACTCCTCACATTTTTTATTACGGTGGTCTTATCCACCATGAGTTTGCACCTTTTAACGCCTTGAGCATGATTTGGGCATAAAAAATAGCCAACACAATTAAGTGTTAGCTAGAATAAGTTAAAGTTTGCATTTTCAGCATTTTTCTCATTAATATAACTTCTAATTATTTCTGTATCAGCTTCGTTGCTTATTCCTACCTTTACAACTGGTCTATCATTCTTTAATTGATTAATTTCTTCGTATAGTTTTTTGATACGTTCTAATTTCTCAATTGCTTCATCAGCATCAACATTAACCTTCACATTAAACTCCATAATCAAGCACCACCTTTCCGTTTCTCTTTCTCCCACTCTCTATAGTTAGCGAAAGGTATTACGCCATCTTCTTTAGTTCTCATCGTTGTAGGTAATTCATCTTCATCTATGTAATAAAGTAGTTTACAACGACAGTTGATGTTCTCTTTTGCGCTAGCCACACCTACAAACAACTTAGGTGCAGGACCTACACAACCACTAGAATGAAAATTATCTTCAATATCGACTGAAGTACCGTCTAAGTGTCTGTGTGTATCACGTGTGCGTGTGTCTTTAGTAGCATACCAACGTTTCTTCATATCAAGTCCGTTATCTTTAGCTACCATTGCACTATCTAATCCTGCTTGCGACAATGCACGTCCTGTTTCTGTACGTGCTACTCTTATTGATTGTGCCTTTGCCATTCCTAAGTCATCTCTTAACGCTTTAGCTATCTTAGAATAGCCCTCGCCACTCATAATACCTTGTGTGATATGCATACGAATACGCTTCAATGTATCATCACGATGTTTTTGTAGTGTAGGCACTAACTTAATAAACTCAATAGGTTGTTCTATAGCTGTCTGTATCGTTTGTGTGGTGGGTATATCAAAGTTCATAGGTGTTTGACTTGCTACTTCGTACAAAAATAGGCTCATCATGTACTTTTCGATATAGACGTTCTGTTGCGACTGTTTGATAGCCTTAGCAACTTCTCTATAGTCTTGTGACAACATTTGACCTATACGATTAAGTTCTTTGTTGAGCCTGTTGTATTTATTGAATTCAGTCCACGTCACTTGTGGTTCATCTCTATCGTATTTTTCATACATATTTGCAATAATCTGTTTGATTTCTTTCAAACGTTTAGCAAATAGAGTTTCTATTTCTTTGTCAGCTTGATTAATCAGTTTATCGATGTAATTGTCGATGTCATTCTGGTTGGTTATCTTCGGATTGTCTTTGTTGCTCGCCATTCAATCCCTCCTCAATGTCAGGGAGTTGTTGATTGAGTTCTATGTTTTCTTGTTCTATTCTCTCCATTTCGGCTACAGGATCTTCAACCCAAGCATGATTAGAAAGAATAGTTTCTTTAGATAATAACCCTGTAGAATTCATAGCTATTTGAGAGTTTTCTAACTCATTTACCATTACATTGAAGTTGAATGTAATCTCGATATCTTGTACTTTTACATCTAATCTGTAGAAATCGATAATGTACTGCAGTAATTCTTGTAATGCAGTAAGTGTTTTGTTCTTCAATTTGTTAGCTTTTAAGTCTAAGTTGCTATACATAAACTTAAGCGCTATACCACTAGGACTATTACCAAACTTATCTTGTTGGAAGTCTACGCCTTGCCCAAACTCTATAATGTAATCACGTAACATCTTCGTGTATTCCTTAACAGAGTCAATAGGCACTTCTACTTTGATAGTATCTACACCCGAACCACTTTCTCCTGCAACACTAATTGCCTTATAGTATTTAAGGTTATGCATGAAGTCTTTCATATCTTCACCTTCATAACCTTTTAAGATATAGATTAGCTCTACTGATTCGTCAAAAGTGTTTTGTGTATCAGATAATCGCTTATCTAACGCATCTATGATTGTTTTGTACATGAATAGGTCAGATACTTCTTGTGGGTTGTTCTTGAACGGAATAAAAGGAACACGTCCCCAACTCATCAATTTATTACCTTGATAATAATGAGGTTGTATATGATCTTCGCTACGGTAGAAATCAGGGATAAGTTGTCCTTCTTTCAACTCATAGAATGTCACATCATCTTTAGTCCAATACTCAACGCGTTCTGCTCCGTCTAATTCATATACACGGATAAACGCTTGCAGTTCATCTCTTTCTTTATTAGTCCAAATAGGTACAGCTTGTTCTGCAGGTACACGAAACGTTTTAAACTCTCCCTCTTCATCTACATAAGGTTGAACCCATTCGATACCTTTATTACTTGCAGCAGTTAATATATCTACTAACTTGTCATCCCACTTGTGATTAAGTGTATGTTGTATTTGCTTTAATGCTTTGTCATTATCTACACCAAATGTCACTGGATTAGCAACTGCATAAGCTACTTTCTGGTCTACTAAGTTTTGATGGTAGTTAGTATACATGCGCCAGTCTGGTTTAGTTTCGTCATAGTCGCCGTTCACATCTCTTTTGAAAGGAGCGTCTAATATATCTGGGTGATGATTATAATATCTTTCACCCATTGTGATATTGTCTATATTCTCTTTATGTTCTCTAACTAAGCGCAATATCATTTCTTCTTGCGTTTCATACTTCGGTTTGATTTGTTCTACCACTTGTTCGTGATATGGTTTGTCCCATGGCCAGTTAATGCTAATCACCTCGTTTACGTAAGTATGCTAAGTTTATTCTGCCTCATGTCACGCTCTAGGGCGTATCTAGTGGCGTCAATTGTATGGTCGTTTTTATCTTCTAATTTAGGAATAATATCTCCATCTTTATCAGTTTGATAATCTATGTTTTCAAATTCCCTTGCGATATTCGGTGTACGTTTTGGATCTATTATGATAGCTTCTAAATCAGATAACCATTGTTCACCATATTCTCTGCTATCAGGCCCTTTTTTAACCGGTCTTACTTTTTTCATGCCATGTTCTCGCTTTAATTCAGCTATTGATTTAGGTTCGGCATGGTCAGCGTAAATGTCGTCTGACTGATATTTTCTTTTCCACATTTCGTTTGCATATTGCCTATTACTAATCTGAACACCGTAATATTCATCGATAGCGTAAATAACCCGTTTCTTTTTATCATAATGCCAACGGACAAACGCTAACGGATCGTCAGCATATCCAAAGTCAAGGCCATTCCTTATGTTGTCAAAACCGTCAATCATTTCTTGGGGTATCGTTTCTATTTGTAAGTTATTAAACGGTACAACGCCACTACCAATGGCTTCACCCATATATTCCCAACGATAACGTAGTTCGTTGCGTTCTTTAGCACTCTCTGCCTCTTGTATGAATTGTTTAGATATAAAAGGATTATCTAAGTACGTCGAATGGTGTACGAATGTATTGTCCGGTTGGAATGAGGTCTCATATTTTTTGTTAACCCACGATTGTTTTCTCTTAGGAGGGTTGTAACTAAAGAAAAACTTGTAAAATAATCCGTCGTCTAATTCACCACGTAACATAGAGTTAGTAATTGTAGTAACTTCATCCTCTGTCTTAAACTCCGCCAACTCCTCTATCCACATGATAGAAAAAGGGAACCGACTATCTTTTAACGACTTTAACCGTTCAGGGTTCTGCGCCCCTCTAAAGATAATTCGATTCCCTCTAGGTACGTATGTGATTTCCATTGGCGACACTTTAACTTTGAATAGGTGTGACACCTTTTGTTCTTCTATCGCCCACTTGATTTGTTCAAATACTGATGTAGCTAATGTATTATCCGTCTTACGTACTACAACTGCATTCATAGGATAGCGCATGATTAACTGTGTAATGATGATAGATATATCAGACGACTTACCACTACCACGTCCACCTTTAGCTACTATGTTAAGCTTCTCTCTATCTTTAGTTGCTTTCCATAAGCTATGGAAGTGTTTAGGTAACAGTTCAGATAGGTTAATCGATATCGTCATTGAACTGTACCGTCGCAGTTGTTTCAATTTGTTGCTTGTCTGTCCACATCATATATCGCTTACCTAATAATTCTGCAGCTTTAGTTCTAGCGTTAGTATCTGACCTTTTTTCTAGCTCTTCTACATCCATTTGACCTCTGCCAACCTGAATAGGTATCAACTCTTGGTCTGTTACCTCTCCACGTAATACAGAAGTAAGATATTGAAGTATTTCGTCTTGGTCTGCAATTGCATCTTTTTTCAGTTTTTCCATTCGTTTGTCTATTTCTGCTTTTATTCCCACATTTTCCAACAATTTATGACTACTTGATTTTGCGTATTTCTCACTATAACCAGCCTTGATTGCCGATTGATAAGCAGTACCTGTCTTAATGTACTCATCAATAAATGTTTGTTGTTTAAGGTTCAGTTTCGTCATCGTATATTACCACCTACTCTCACGGTTAAGCACCTTTGTTTGACGTATAAAAAAGACACTGCGTAAACAGTGCCTAATGATTATGTTTTGTTATTTATTTGAGTTTATGTACTCATGTCACACCTCTATGTCACATCAATACATAAAAATTAGTTACCCGTGTGTTCTCACGGATAACTAATTAAGGGAGGAGAAAAATTACATGTCAAGTATTCATATCATCGTATCGGAAGCCGTGTTGTA